TTAGACGGCCTCAGCGAGTAGGGTTTCTTCTTGCCCCTCTGTAGTATCCTCAATGATCTCTACAACCTTTGGATCTCTCCAATCAAGACCATAGAAATTAATGAGGGCGAGCAATACGCCTTCAATACGATCAGTTAGAATACCGTTTTCTGAAACATATCTAGCAACCGTGTTTGTGGAGACGCCTGTTTTCTTGCCGACCATATACGGTGATAACCCTGTGGCATCGTGGGCATCTTTGAGATACACCTTAAATCTTGGTATCTGTGCCATGATGGACCTTTCCTTACGGTTATGACAATAATCTATATCAAATACTTGACATTGTCAACAACCTGATATACCATTGTGTCAGATAGTTGACATTCTTAAACAGAAGAAGCCCCACCCAGCGCCGTAGGAAGCAATGGGGTGGAGCCTCAAGTAGATGCACGGAGGTGAATCCATGTCTACGTCTTCAATCATACCCGAACCCGGCCACGAACTCAACTGCCCTTGCTGCGGTGGCCAGGACACCGTCCCTGTCGAGACCCTCTTCCGCTGGGACCTCGACCCCTCACCGCGCATTTTAGTTATGGGCACCTGCACCGCCTGCGGCTCCACCCGCACCCAATGGCGCGAGACCCCATCCGGCGACCGTATCTATGACCAGGCCGCCACCTCTTAGGCGTCCTTTTTTTTGACCAACCGCGTATCTCATAATATTGATTACCCAAGAGGAGCTATCATGTCCAACCAGATCATTCTACTCAACCATGTACCCAGCGAAGACCACCAAACCTACAATACCGACGCCATCATACCCCAGGATGTCGATACAACCTGGCTGCTTTACTTCCGCCCGCAGGATGCCTACCGTGACTTTCTCGCCGAGCTTGCCAACATGGCATCCAGCAAAACCCCCGAAAAGCACACCTGGCGTGTTTACAATGGTGGCCTGAAATACTGGTTCGACCTTGTCGGTCAGGCCATGCCCACCAAATCACTCGTCACCCAGTACATCACCCACCTGCGCCACCAAAAAGAATGGGGCCAGGGTAAACGCGGCTTAGCTGTCACCACCATCGGCAGCAAATATCTCGCCCCCCTGCGCAAGTACCTGCAGGCCCTCGCAGGCCAGGACATCTTCACCCGTGTCGATGGCAGCCCCCTGACCAACCAGGACCGCGCCTTCGTCATGGATGCCCGTGAACAGATCCGCGCCGCTCACGCTGTCAAAACGCCTAAGCCGGAAGTCACCACCAACCGCGCTGCGCTCGATGTCCACGGCGAGCGCCTCACCATGCTCCAGGTGCAGCAGCTCTATGACACCTGTGATGTCAGCACCCTGGCTGGCCTGCGCGACCTGGCGCTGCTCTACATCGGCTTTAACACCGGCATGCGCATCGCTGAGCTGCGCCGCATCACTCTGGCCAAAATCAAGCAGGCCGATACCTGCTATCAGATCCATGTGCGCCGCAAGCGCGGCAATCACGACCCCATCAGCCTGGACGAAACCGGATTCCGGCTGATTACCAAATGGATCGAGCGCTACAACAACAGCCTGCCATCCGACGACCCGCGCTGCATCACAGCGGATCGGCCCATCTGGCAGTCTGTCCAGTTCAACGATGCCCCCTTCCCCATCGACTACAAAGGCACAGGCATGCAGATGTTTGAGCGCGGCATCAGCGCCGAGAGCATCCGCGCCATGCTCCGTAAACGGGCTAGTCTGGTGAATACAGGCACCTTCACTGAGTTCCCTAAGTTCTCCCCGCACGATATGCGCCGCACCGTTGCCGCCATCGCTCGCAACTCCGGCATGGACCTGACCGACATTCAAGGCATCCTCGGCCACAAGTCCCTGGCCACCACCGGCCGCTACATCGGCAAACCTGAAAAGCCAGAGCGTATGCTGCTCAAGCACAACTGGACCATCCCCGACATCCCCACCCAACCCCACCAGACGGAATTGTCCGAGCAAGCGCTATCCGAAGCTGTATAATCAAAAAGTCCCCAGCAATTGGGGACTTTTTCCGCTTAAAATCGATCTGACACACCAGAACCGTTACGACCGTAACGGTTCTCTCGCTTTTTAAGCCCCTCTCCTTCGGGGAGGGGTTTGGGGTGGGGTGTGGCCTTGGGGTGGGGTTACTGCACCTGCGCCCAGATCGCCGCACACGCCAGCACCCCGCCGATCACCACTGCCAGCCGCAGCCACCCCGGCCACAGCTCGCGCGGTCCCTCCTGCTTAAACTGTCTGTACGCCCAGTCCCTCACATCGCGCTTACTCATTCATCCTCCAGCAGCAATGGATGTATATCGTATCTCTCAGCGATATTCTCAACACTGAAGTTCATCCAAGGGGTGCCCTCACAATTCAACCTGGCTATCATACTAGAGTCGATTATCGTCTCAATCGCTTCCGCTGGAGCACGCTGTCCTGTGTTGGTGATGATTGTCATCGTGCCAGTGATCTGATAATTGCGATTGGTAAGCCCCGCATCTCTCAATGCACAGACGAGCGTTGGGAATTCCAACTCAGCTTCTTTCCGAATGAAGTACGCGCTGATGTCGTTCAATGGAAAACGGATCGTCACGACGATGTCGTTTACGACGAGCGTCTGAATCTCGTCAATGCGAGAATCCCCAAACACACTTCCAAATGCTTGCCTTGCAATATCTTCCGGTGACGGAGTAGGGGTAATAGTTGGTGTGTCGGTCACAGTCGATGTAGCCGTCGCCGTAGCAGTCATCGTTGGAGTAGATGTCTCAGTTGGCAGCGAGGTTTCCGTAGCTGTCGCAGTCGGCCCCGGTGTATGCGTTATCGTCGCCGTTGCTGGTGGAAGTGTGTTTGTTGCTGGTGGAAGTGTATTTGTTGCTGGTGGAAGTGTATTTGTTGCAGATGGAAGTATGTTTGTTGCTGCTGGCGTCTCACTCGGCACAGCCAGCGCCACACTCGTCGGCAGCGGTTCCGTCGTCGGCAAAATCACAATCCCGGTCGCTTCCTGGAACAGCGCAATCCCCAGCGGGATCATGCAGAATAAAACAAAAAATCCGATGCCGATCCACTTCAGGATGCGGCGACAACCAGCACGCATTGGTCTACTCCCTATGTATAAGTAATCACATTAACATCTTACACCCACATCCTACACCAAAACCGCCTTTGGCATAACAAACATTCTCCGTATCGCGCTGTCCAAAACAAAAGCCCTCTCGTCGAGGGCTTTGTCAGGGGGAAGCATGTCTCCTGCAGCTAGGGAGGGAAGCTGAAGAAACCGATCTCATTCGGGCAGCTAGGCTGCCCAGGCGTACTCGCCACAAACGTCGCGCATATCGCCACCACTTGACCAATACTCTAACAGGTCATGCAGCTCATATAGGTAAGCCGCCTGCACCCCACTCACATCGAACGAAATCCAGAACGGGTTCGTGCTCCAGGTAAAGATGGCCACCCCGGCGTACTGCGGCGGTGCAATAAAGTCCCACCATTTCATCTGGCACACGGCTGCTTCCGCCGTCGTCCACTGCGGGAAGTATGCCCGCCACAGGTTCGCATAGCTGTTGATGCCGCGCATATCCCACATGTAGCGCTCGATGCCGTACTGCGCCCGCCAGTCCTGGATCGGCGTAATCACCCCGGCGATGTCGATGTCGCTCATGTTGTCCCACAGTCCCTCGCCATCGACCACCGTAAACGCCGACGCATCTAGCCCGATGCACTCCGCCCGGATCAGCAGCCAGGTTGTCCGCAGAATATGCCAGTACCCCGGCAGCGTGCCATCACAGACCGTCGCCTGCGCCATTGCCGGCTGCGGCGCGATGGATTGTTCGTACAGGCCAAATGGTGATGTCACCGGGTCGAGCACACCCTGAGCTCGCGTCACATAACCCATCGGCAGCGACAGCGGCCAGCTCGATGGCGCCATTGCTGATGGGTCCTGCAGCTGCTGGCGACTGTACTGCCCGACGCCAAATGGCAGGATCCCGGTCGTATACTCGTGCGTGCCCAGGATATGACCATAGCGCTCGACCGTGCGCAGCCAGTTATCGAATACCCCGCTGTTGATCGCCCACTCCGGGATCGCCCCCACAGCGAAGTTACCCGCGCTCACTCGGAACCCGGCAGCCGCCGCCGCGGTCATCAGGTTGATCTCCGACTGCACAAACGCCGGGATGTCATACAGGCTTGGCTCGTTGGTCGTATAGCGCACGACCTCTTTGCAGCCCTCAGCCTGCCACTGGGCGATCCATTCACCGGTGGACCGTCGCGCCCATTCCCGGCCTTCGTGCGTGCTGTACGTCCGATGGATCACAATCGCGTCAGGATAGCGCCCTGCTGCCTCACACGCCGCCCCAATGCCATTCATGAACAGCAGCACATGTGGTTGCAGCCGGTCCAGATGATCCCACAACGCGCCCCAGTCCGGCACCGCCTCCGCGTTGATGTTGTACCCGATCCGCATGACTTCCTGCGTCGGCGTCGGGTCTTCGGTCGCGGTCGCTGACGGGGTCGCTGACGCTGACGGGGTAGGGCTAGCCTCTGGCGTCGAACTCGTTTCAGGCGTCGCCGTGATGATCCACGGGGTCGCCGTGACAAATGTCACATCACCGCCAAACGAACAGGCCCCCAGGACGAGGGCCAGTGCAATCAGGAAGAAGCTCGTAAAGCGCTTCATGTTATTTGGGTGCCTCTGTCGGACCCGGCTCGCGCACTTCCTGCGGTGGCACTTCGCGCCAGCGACCAAATGGCTTGGTCGCTTCCAGGTCGTTCATCGGTTCCTTCAACAGCGGGTCATCCGGGTCGACAGCCACCGTGCCCGTTGGGTCCGGCTGCAGCACCATCAGCCCGCGCTTCTTCGCTTCCTCAATCAGCATCCCCAGCGGGATGTCACCCAGGTTATACAAAATGTTGTCATAGGGGTTCGTCGTGCCTTCAACGATTTGCTTCATCTCATCCCGGAATGACTGCACAATCTGCAGCAGCCCATCCGTAAACGACTGGAACGAGTCCTTGGGAACACTCACCCCCAGTTCTGACTGTGCACGCCCCAACAAAATGTAGAATCCAATGACGAGCAGCAGCAGCAGCGCGATGAAGCCCAGGCCCAGGCCCACCACCAGCACTGGCCCCCACGTCTCGCCGATCTCGGTGCCATTCGGCACCACGACCACCCCGTCATCCTGCGCGAATGCGGGCAACGCCAGCATCAGGCAGAAGACTACCAGTGCCAGCACCAACAAAAAATTGACGACCTTCGATTTGAACATGTTCCTCGTCCTCATACGTTTGCTAATTTGAAAAAGCCGTTTACGGCCTATTTCACAGGGTTTTGGCTATCATCCGGCGTGGATTCGCCGTTGGGGCTGCTGACAGGCGCTTTTGCTGGCACCACGTCCGTTTTCTTCACCAGGTCGCGCAGTTGTTGCATCGTCGTTTCGACACGCTCCATGCTCTCCCGGAACGATTTCATTTCTTCGTCGCGGCTGCTCAGGCTGTTGAGCAGCATCTGATTACGTTCCTTGGCACTGTTGTCATGCAAAGAGAGCGCCTCACGGAACGTATCCACCGACGCCTGCAGATGCACCAGCACCTCATCCAGCACCGACCGCACATCCAGCACGTTGGTATTCGTCTCGCCGACCACCCCGGTCAGCGTCTCGTTTGATTGATGGATGTGCTCCAGCACGCTGATCTGGCTCAGTTGTGTATCATTCAGCACCGACAGCGCTGTCGCCATGCGCTCGTTATGGGCCTGGTAAACCGTCTCGCGCCGTTCCATGCTGGAGCGCAGCTCGATATTGCTGTTGGCGAGACTGTTGATAATGTCCTTGTAGGTGGCCGTCTGCGTCTCCTCGGCTTTCGCCGCGTTGCTGTCGTGCTCTCGCATGAAGTTGAAGACGCGGTTCATCAGCCAGATGACCGCTAATCCAACGCCACCGTTGATGAGCAAAAAGGGAAGGCTTTCCTGCATATCGCTACCGTTTCGCGTCTTGTGTGGACCATCGCATTCACAATACGCGCACCCATTAGCGATTTAGGTAACAAACTGTCTGCAAACAAAAAGCCCCTTGCGGGGCCTTTGTGATAACGGACTTTCTCACTATCGCGCTTGCGTCTCGCGCTTTACTTGCCTGCGCTCTCGCCCAGTGCCAGGTAAGCCAGCACCAAGAAGAAGTTATCTCGCTGGGCAGCCGTCGCGCTGGCCGCCGCCTGTTTCAACCAGGCGTACTTGTTCGCGTCCGCGCTGTCCTCGATGACCGCTTCCATGGCTGCCGTCACATCCGCCAGCGTCGAACCCTGCTTACGAGCCGCTTTGACAGCCGCCACAGCCACATCCTGGTACAACCCACCAAAGGAGCGCGCCGTCGCCGCCAGCCATTCATGTTCCGGCAGCGGGCTGCCTGCCTCCCATAGCTCGTCGATGTGTGCCGGGATATACCCCTCGACATCGACCGCCATGTTCACCGTCCGCTCGTACTGGCGATACTCACCGTTCTGACACATGTACAAGCGCACCAGCTTGCTATCGCCGCTGGTTGCGCTGTTCAACACCACCACATACTCAATCATCATCGCCTCCTAGGGCAGTTCAACCACAACCGTCACATCACTCAACCCGGCAGATCGCAAGCATTTGAATGTCGTACTCACTTCCAGGCTGGCGCCACCGCCATATTGGTTGACCATATCGGCGTGCGTCGATGACCACCAGCCGACCTCAACCTGGTGCGTCCGGTAGCCGCCGCCTGCTGTATTGAAGCAATATAACTTGCGCATGTGGCCCGCATTGTCAAAATGATGATTGACCACCAACGTGTCATTCAACGCCATCGCATCGCGCTTCTCGTAAGAGATAGGTCGCGGGCGGATCAGAATCTCCGTCGTACTCAGCGCGATGCCAATCTCCATCACCGCAATCTGCGCCCCGCCCGATGTCGGCAGCGGTCGTGTCTGCGTCAGGGCGCCCGCCGTCGTATCCACATAGACCAGTTGCCGCGGCGTCAGCCCCGTGAACCCGTCCATGATGCCTGTAAGCTGCAGCTTCCCGGTCGATCCCATCGGGCCCGTCGTCTTGAAGATGCCGCGAATGATCCCCGCACCCGGTGCAGCCGCATTCGTGTCCAGCTTATAGCCGTTGCCATCGGCGATACTGATGTACCCAGCCTCACCGGCGCTCACGTTCTCACCTAGCGACGGATAGTAATAGGCCCCAGCCGCCGTATCGTTCAGCTCACTGATGCCGCTGTCGAGCTGGCTCAGCTTCGTGTTGAGGAGCGTGCTGGTCAGCGGATCGCTAACGCTGAATGGCGTGTGCCAGTTGGTCGTCATGTTGTCCTCACTTTCGATATGTCGGCATCAATCTGGAACACCACGCTGATGTCCCCCCGGTCCGTGCCGCAGCTGATGACCATCTCGTGCCATGCCCGGTAGCCCCCGGCCTTGCCCTTCACCGCATCGGTGATGTCGATGCGCACGATGTCCGCCGTCACATACTTGTCGCTGGCATCATCCGGGAACAGTCCCGTATCCACGCTGACTCCGTTCACCGTGATGTCCAGGTCTTCCGGCTTGACCGTGTCCTTCTGCACTTCCTGGAACTCGGTATCATGCGTGTGGTTGCCATCTGCGCTGTGTGTGTACAACTCGCTAAATCCCGACGAGGCGGCGAAGGCAATTTGCGCAGGGGTGAAGGAGTCGGCGGCTGCCACGGCGCTGAATTCATACGTCATATTGGCCAGGATCGCAGAATTGAACGGGCTGCTACTGACGAACTCGGCAACTCGGTGCCGATGGCTGCCACCTGCCGCCGCCGTACCGGCCACCGCGGTCCACACATCCCGGCTGATGTAGGCCACCACACTGTTCAGCCGCAGCACATCATCAAATATCGGGAAGCTAAACGTGATGTCTTCGCTGGTATCAATCGGCTGCTGGAACGGCCCCCACGATTGTTTGGCAGGGTAGGGCTGCACATCCACTTCCTGCGCCTGCAGCGCGTCGATCATGCCCACGATCACCCCGGCAGCGTCCGCCTGGTAGCGGTCGATGTTGCTCAGCGTCAGTTGCAGCACCGGGCCATCCGTGCGCACCACTTCAATCGCCCGCATCACCCAAAAGTCCGCGTTGATGTCGATCCACTTGTAGGGCAGGTTGTTCTTATTGACCACACCCTGGTACGTCAGGTGGATCTTATCCCCCGGCTGAATGCTCATGCGCACATTGCGTAGCATCACGCTGTAGATCTGCTGCGGCTCCTTATGACGATCCAGCTTGGCCTTAATCGCATCGGCTGCCGCGTTGGCCGCATACTCCAGCGCACTATCGGTCGTATCCGTCGGCACAATCCGCTTGGCATCCACCCGCCGCATGATCTTGCCATACACCGCCACGCTCAGGTTGTCCTTGATGATGTAGTGCGTCCGGCCATTGGCGCTCACCGTCTCCACAAAACCGCGCGTACTCAGACCCAGGTCGATGGCCGCATCGCCGCTGCCACCCGCAAACCCCACCACATAATTAAAGATCTCCGCGCTTTCTTCCTGGATCTGCATCTGCTCGATGAGCATCGGGCTGTCACTGCGCCGATGGATCTCGCCCGCATCGCCTTCCATGTAGTCGATCCATACCCCGGCATCGTCGCCAAACGGCCCGATCTCGATCTCCTTGGCCACGCTGGCAGATTCGCGCAGATGCACGCCCTTGATCTCGCACACCACCTGCAGCGCCTTAAATACCGATTCACCCCCGGCGAACTGCACGCTGATCGTGTCGCTGGCAATTGACGCATCCACATCCGCCGTCCACCCGGCCATTGCAGCCAGCGCATCGACCACCGTCTCGACCGTCTGCGCTTCGTAACTCAACCCCGGCAGCAGCACCTCGTCAATCAGCGCCAGCATCGAGGAGCGCCCACTGACGCCCCGTGCATTGCTCCCCGCCGTGATCGTATGGTTGTCGCCCTCAATCACAAACGTGCCCATCCGCCGCTTATCAAAACCATCCTCATGCACCCAGACCTCAACCACCCGCCTGGGCGCCAGGTACACCACCACCCTGGGGTCGATGCCCACCAGGTCAACTGAGCAGCTCCCCGTCTCATCCAGCCCGCGCCGCACCTGCGCACTCCGAACAAAAATAGGGCCATCGGTCACGATGTCCGTGTGCGTCGGGTCATAAATATCCAGCCATACCCGCATGGTGGATTCCTCCTCGTCATCAGAATTCAGTCGTAAGTTGACGCCAAAAAACTGCTGCAACAACACCAGCAGCCCAACCAGGATCGACTTCAACCAGTCGCGTCTCAACATCAGAAGTACGTATCCCAGCAATCAACTGTCAGCTCGGCATCCGCACTGAACGTCCCGCTGATCTCCAGCGTGGTTGTCCCTGGCGGCAGTTGCAACCAGGCGCCGCTGGCCACACTCAGCTTGCTGTAGCTCGGCAGCACCGTCATGTTGTAGATCGTGCTGTGCTCGCGTGCGTCGATCTCGACCACATCATTCGCCACCAGCGTATCCGTGTACGTCACCTGGTCGACGATCTGCCCGGCCTCATTGCGCCGCACAATCCTCGGGTTGGTCACCGTCACCCCTGTCGGGATGTCCCAGCGGATGTATGCCCCGGCGTACGCATTGCCATTGTTGGTGATCTCTACCGTGTCGCCATTGCCCACCAGCTCCGCGTCCACTTTTGGTCCCGTCAGCGTCAGGCCATCGTCCAGCGTCCAGCCATCATCGAAGAAGCTCAGGTCCGCTTTGCTGTACCATCTGGCCTTGGGTGTGCTCCAGGTGATCTGGCAGTCGCGTACCAGATAAGATAGGTTATCTGAACGGTCACTCATCCGAATGTTGTTGATCGTCGCCCACGTCCACAGCTCGGTGCCATCCGCAAGCTGCTTAATCAGCCGCTTCTCGCCCCAGGCTTGCATGCCCAGTATCGCGTGGCTCTTGGCGCTGATGTCTGCCAGTGTCCCGTCACCCTCGATCTGGAAGAACGCCTGCGTCACCCCGACTGAGCTGCGCGCCCCGTCGATCCCATCCAGGTTGTAGCCACCATGCAGCCCCGCCAGCCTGATGTTGTTGGGCATCAGGTCGCCATGTCCCACTGGCATCTCAATCTGCCGGATGAACGACTGCGTGAAGTCGTAGCTAAAGGCACCAATGCCAAAGCGCGTAATCAGATCACCCATTGTAGCCATTCTCCCGCAGCTTCATGATGAGCGCATCGCCGAACGCTTCGCCCGCCATCGCGCCTTCTTCCCGGCTGTTGGCCGTGATATTCCCAATACTGATCTGGATACCGCCACCCTCCATCCCGCTCGGCTTGGTCGCCGCCGGGTTGTACGGGTTGTTCGCAGCCGGGATGATCGCCTCGCCTTGATGCACCAAAGTCAGCATGTCATGGGGTAGGTAGTTCGATCCCATAGCGTGGCCAGTCCATGGTTGCGGCGTCCCATTGATGATGCCCAGTGCCGTATCAACACCAGAAATGCCCGACATCGGGTTAAAGCCTGATAGGGCATTACTGATCGGTGTAATGATGTTGGTATTTACCCACGCCCCAATATTGGGAAGCGCGTTCCCGATGGCTTCCAGGATGCCCGTGCCGATCCCGGTCCAATCAATCTGGCTAATGGCTGATGCCGCGCCTGATACCAGCGGCCCCAGCACGTTATCGATTAACCACTTAACGAAGTTAAAGGCTCCGGTCAGGATGTTCCCGATGGCATTCATGATGGCGTCGCCCACATCCGACCAGTCAACCCCATCCGCAGCACCTTCGGAGTCACCGATAATTGGCTCAAAGATGGTGGTGACGATCCATGTCACAAAGTCAAATGCCGCCTGGATCGCTGCGCCGATGCCGTTGATAATATCCTCGCCCACCTGGAACCAGTCGACATTCTCAATCGCCGTTTTTGCATTTTGCAAAATGGGTGTCAGGAAGTTTTCGTTAATCCAGGCGATGAAGTCGCCAGCCGCCCGGATCGCCTGCCCGATAGCCGTCAAGATATCCGTGCCGACCTGCGTCCAATCCGTGTCAGAAACCAGGATGATGGCACTCTCGACCAGCGGCTGGATCACATTCTCGTCCAGCCAGGTCGCGATATTGACGATGCCCTCAGCAATGCCCGTTAAGATGCTCTTGCCTAGCTCAACCAGGCTGTCCCAGAATTCACCACTGGCAATATACGGCAGCACCTGTTCCGTCAGCGGGGTGATGACGTTGTCTTTGATGAACGTCGCAACCCCTTGCAGGCCGCCTTCGCTGAACGCATTCGATAGCCCATCCATGAACGTTCTGATCGATTCGAGCATCGGCGCAAGGGCATTTTCTACTGTCGTTCGGATGCCCGCAAAGTCCGTCAGGAATGCCGCCGCAAGGGCCGCCACGGCCGCCACAACCAAACCAATTGGCGATAAGAGGAACCCAATCGCACTCCCGATCACCGGCAGTAGCGTGCCAATGATGCCCAGCGCCTTACCCACCACGACCAGCGTGGGGCCGACTACCGTCAGGATCGCCAGGAAACGCACAATCTGGGCGGCCAGTTCCGGGTTCTGGACAACCCAATCCCTGATGCCGTTTACCACAGTTGCCACCGTCTCCACCAGCGGCCTCAGCGCATCGTTCATCAGCGGCATCAACGCCTCGATCATCAGCAGTTCGACCGAGCCTTTGAGGTATGCCATCTGCCCGCTGAACGTATCCAGTCGTGAGGCTGCCACATCGGCGATGTCGGCACCCTCGGCCATCGATGCCTGCATGTCGTCGATGCCATCCGCAGCCAGCAGGGCAGACAGACCAATTTGACCGAAACTCCCAGCCAGCGTCTGGATAATGAGGTTTCGCTCCTCATCACCCATGCCATCCATCGCCACATTTAGTTCCTGGATGATGGTGTTCATGTCGCGCATGTTGCCCTGGTTGTCGTACAGGCTTATGCCCAGGCGTTGCCAGGTTGAGGTCACGTCATCCGTGTCTCTCGTCATAGCAACTAACATGCTCCGCAATGTGTTGCCAGCGCGAGAACCTTTGATGCCGTTTTCGGCAAACACAGCCAGGGTCGCGGCAGTATCTTCTACCGATAGCCCCATGTTTCGCGCAACTGTGCCTGCATCTTGAAAGCCAGCTACCAAATCAGGGAATGTTGCTGAAGATGCACTTGTTGCATTGACTAAGGTTTGCATGACCTCAGTCGATTGTGAGGCTTCAAGCCCCATAGCTGCCATAATATCTGTTAAGGCATCGGCTGTATAACCGAGTTCTGTTCCTGAAGCTGCGGCTCCTCGCATCACGGCATCGATCTGCACCATCGCCTCTTCGACGCTGCTGCCGCTCGTCAGCAGTTGCAAGAAGGCATCTGCCGCTTGTCCTGGACCGTATGTACCCTCGAGGGCTAGATCCTTCGTCTTCTCGACGACAGCCGCCATTTCCTCTGCCGTCAGCCCCGCCCGCACTTCAATCTCTTTCAGCGCGTCTTCGTAGCTCGATGCTGTGCGGATACCCTGTCCCATCGCCAGGGCAATCGGCGCGGTCGCGACCGTAATCTGGCTGCCGATGTTGCTCATCGTGCTACCGATGCGCTGCATCTGGCCGCCTATACGAGAAAGTGCATTATCAAAACTGCGCGTCGCGTTCTGCAACGCCGCATCGATGTTGTCATCGATGACGATCGACCCGTATGCCGATCCTAAATTTACGCCGCCGCCTGGGGATGTCACGATTGTCTGCTCGCTCATTAAACGAAAAACGCCATCGCTTCAAGTGTCAGCGACGGCGTCTGCTATTAAGGCAATCAGGCGATCAGGCCGTATCGTTCACAGGTCCGGCGAAGTTACCCGCCATCATCATCAGCCCCGCCAGCGACTTGCTCTCGCGCCTGCCGTACTCGACAAAAGCCGGGTCAAGCACCTGTTGCAGGCTGTACATCGGCTTACCCTTGTTCTGGCCAGCCGTATGCCGCATCTGCAGCTTGCTATCGACCCATCGGCCAAAGTACAGCACCGCATCATTGACGCACCAGCACAGGTAGCCGCAGTCGGGGTCAAGCTCCAGGATCTGGCTTGGATTCGTCCCCCACGCCAGCGACTGCTGGTACAGGTTCCACATTTGCGCGCGCTGCTTGACGAAATGTCTCCATCGCCTGCACGTCCTCCCCACGGCCTATCCCATATGCGGCTGCGATGCCCATTTCATCGGGGTCAATATCTTCGATACTGACCTCACCTGGATGCTGAGGGTCGCCTTCAACGACTTTAGGCTCATCAAAAACAGCCTTCGTCATGAAGATGACAAACTCAACAGCTTCCACGGGGTCCAAATCATCAAGAGAGAACCCTTCCTTGTTGGTCTCTCCGCGCAACGATTTAGCTACATAGGCTTTCAGGAAATTGGGGACATCCTCACCACGACGAACCATCGTCATGAAGTTGACTCGCTTGAATCGTGCGACGCGACCAGTCGGAAGTTCGACCAACTCAGTAGGTCTGGCCCATTGGCTTGCCGGGGTGACCTGCAACTCCTTCTGTTTAGTCATCATGCACCCCTAGCTAATCCCGAAGAAAGCATCGAAGTCCAGCACATCGGCTGCGACTTTGCGTTGATCGATGAACAAGCCGCGCCGCGGGGTGCTGCTCGCGCTGTTGGCGATGCCCTTACCCGCACTGTCCGGCAGGATGAATTGGTTCTGCTCGGATGACAGGCTGGGGATCGTATCCAGCTTACACAGCGGGATGCCCATAGCCACGTCGCCGTTGTCGTCACTGGAGAAGGTGCCCACCACGCCGAAATAGGGCAGGCCCGCGCCGCCTGCATCGAAGCCCAGGCGCTGTGTAGCGTCCGCTGCGCCACTCGTGCCACTGACAGCTTGTGCTAACCCGGTCATCACCCAGATGGCATTAGCCTGTACCAGCCCCACGCCGATATTGAAGTTGACATGTGTGAAGACTGTCAACAGCCGCATCATGCGTCCGTAGGCTTTCTTCTCGTCGGTATCGGCCTGTGGTGTGAACTGCAACGTCTGGCCCTCAGCCAGCAGGACCGTATCGCCGTAATTAGTGCCGTCCCAACGTGCAACGCGCAGGGATGACAGCGTGTACATCGACTGCGGCATCCCACTTTCAAAAGTTGGCATCGTCATGATTGTTTCCTCGTGATCGTTATCTGGAATCGCATCAGGTCCATGTTGGCCGTCAGCGTGTCTTCCTGGTCCTGGCCCTGCGGCAGATCACCCAGATCATTCAACCACCAGAAGTAAGCAAACCCCTCGTGGTCGGTGCTGCCCAGGTACTTCTTCTGGAGCAGCTCCCAGATACGGCGTTTGCCATAATCGATCTTATCTCGGTCGCCACTGTCATCGTCGTAGAGATACAGATCGAGCATGTACATCGCCGCATGGTCTGGGCCTCGCATCGACTGCGGGCCTCGCCAGCGTAACGCGCCGGTCGGCTTGATGGTCACACCATCCGCTTCTCTTTGGATGGTAGAGTAGTCGAGCTGGCGCTTAGGCAAATCACCAACGTTCACGAACCCCCCGGTGAACACATCCGTCAGGTCCGTATCGCCATTCAAAATCGCCACGGTCGCAGCTTTTAGTGTCGCCATTAGCGGAACAACCTCCGGTAGCTATCCTGGATCTGCTGATAATGCGCCTCCAGGCTGGGCATGATGATCGCGTAGCGGCCCTGGTTCCTCAGCTCCAGCCACACGCCATACGGCATCCCGTGGCTCAGCCAGATGATGACTTTGCCATCAGCACTTTCAACGTACGCATACAGCGACTGCCGCGCGTTGGCTGTCCGGTCCGTCCAGCGTGCATGCTCTTTGGCATAATTCTCGATCTCTGGTTTCCAGCGATCTGCCAGCGATACCACCGCCTGCTTGGCATCCCGTGCGTACTGCGCCATCCTGCGTTTGACCTCGTCGTCACCTCGCCACTGTGTCACGCTACACGCTCCTGGCGAACGCCTGCACTTCACCCGGCAGGTCGATCACGCGCTCGACCACATACACCGTTGTCTTGCCATTGACCGTCAGCGCGAACTTATCACCTGGCACGATGACCGTATCGGCTACGGCCACATTGGGATGATCTTTCACCCCGTACACCGTGCAGCGCAAACTATAAGCCCGCCCCGAAGTTCCAGGCTGCTCCTGTGGCGTGCTGTCATGCTCAATCTTCACCGTAACCGCTGAGCCAGACCCCTGGAGCGTGATGCTCGTCGGCTTATCCAGGATGCGGTTCCAGGCATCCACCGCCCGCGACACCGGGTCGATGGTGTCTGAGCTCTGCCAGTAAGCATCGTAGTTAGGCATCGGGGTATTCCTTCAATCGGCTCGGCTTCCTGGTGGATCGGCCAGCTCGCACGCTCGATCCCGCCACCCGCTCCTGGGCTTCACTCAGCTCATCTTTGTAGATGGTCCGCATCTTCGACAGGTTGCTGAACTTCTGCGACTTCTTCTCGCTGCTGTCGTTCTGCGTATAATCCGCGAACTTGGCTGCGTTCATCATCAGCCGCGTCACCGCGATCAGCCGCGCCCCTTCGTAGGCCACATCCGCACCGTAAGCCTCAATCGCCGCCGTCTCCAGCGTATCAATGTCCGAATTGCTAAAGGCCTCGTTCTCGTCGCCGATGTCTGCCCGGAAACTTGCATAATTCAGTGTCATCATGCCCCCTCGAAATAAATATCTAGCACCTGGTCGGCGAAGTCATCCCACTGGTACAACTCGCGCACCTTGTTCACACGCAGCGCCATCGAATCAGCGAAGATCGCTTCGTATTTGGCCACCGTCGCCATCATGTCGGTTAGTACCTGCACATCCGGCTCGGCCCACAGCCCGCACTTGCCAGTGAACTTCGGTTCGTTCGGCCACGCCGGGACCAGCTTATGTGCTATCGGATGCCCCCAGTAGCGGATGTCATCCAGCGTGCCGCCCCAGCCGGTGGCCAGCACCACGCCCCCGGTCGCCGCGAATTCCCGCGGTGGCAGCCCAAAGCCTTCACCCCGTGTCGGGAAAACCATGCAGTCACATTCGGCATAGAGTGCGGCCATCTCTTCCACGCTGAGGTCTGCCCGCAGGATCTCGACATTGGCATCACCGCTCGATAGTTGGCGCATGCCGTCCTCACGGCACTTCAGGATCAGCTTGTGCTCCTCACTGTCCCCGAACGCGCTCCTGAAGGCATGCCACGCCAGATCCCAGCCCTTGCGCACGCCCCGGTCCGCAATCGCCAAAAACGTATACGGTCGGTTCGCCCGCGGCTGACGCTGCACCTGCAGGTACGCCTCATCAATCCCCAGCGGGACGACTGCGATGCAGCTCGTCACCCCGTTGTCCCGGAACACCTGCCACACGAATTCGCTGGGCACCACCACCACATCGAACTGGTTCAGCGCCTCGACCCAGCCCTCCGGCAGCAGCGTGCTCTCGAACATCGTCACCGCCACCCTGCGCCCCAGCGTCACCAGCGGCCCGTACTTTTCCAGCAGCGTGGGGTAGCCCAGCACGATGCCCCCCGGCGCCGGGATCAGCGTCGTGCCGTCCTCGTCTTTCAGGCTCAGCCGGTTGACCGTTGCTTTACTCCGCTCCGCGATCTTGCGCGCCAATATCCCGTAGCTGTCCATCGCGTCCCACTGCGGGCTGTAGATACTGACCACGCGCTCTTTTACTGCACTGCTCACGTCGCACTCCTCCACTTGGCTTTACCACTTAGCAAAAAGGCCCCAGGGTAGGGGCCTTCCAATCTCTGCTGCTGTGATGACTAGCTGGTCGGCCAGTTGATCTTCTGCACCGCGTCAGGAGCCATGTACAGGGCACGATCCCAATCGAGGATCGTCTGTTCCATGATGCGCCGCGACACGTCCGGGTTGCCCGTGGTTTCTTCCAGGCCCTGGTTCTGGTAGCTCTGGAAGTCATCAGCGCGGGTGCCCAGGCCAATGAGATAACCGACATTATCAGTAACGCCATCATATGTGGTCGTTTCGCCCAACATCTCGCCCGTCCAGCTGTTGTAACCAATGATCTCGTTGACCTGGTCAGTCACCGGGAACTTGTTGGGGTTGCCGTCCTGGATGGTAATCATCATCGCAGTCGCAGCCGCGCGCGCGTTGCTCTTGCCCGTCAGGATCACATACGGGCCGTAGATGTTACGCGCTTCAGCCTGGTCGACCGCATCCCCAACCGTATTGACATACTTCTGGTACAGGTTGTCACCCAGCGACGACGCCGAGGTTTCCGTGCGTGTGCCGATGCCGCCCGATGTCGAATAGGACCCGTTCAGGATCGGGTAGAAGTGCAGGTGATTCTGGATCGCGTTGTAGGCGATGCCTGCCTGGCGCTGGAAGATACCCACGTTCCACAGCTGGTTGTACTTCACCAACTCTTTCGTGTACTTCAGGCCAACCGCATAATCCTTCAACGTCACCGTGAAGTCCGAAGACAGGATCTCAGCGAACTTCACTTCGCCGCCTTCTGCGATCTCAGTGAACACCACGCCACCCGGTCCCAGCCGATGCACCGGAATGACTTTCGGCAGCGAAGAGTTGACGGTCTCCACGTAGATCGGCCGCCACAGTTCGGGTTCCATGTCGCGGCCAGCGTAGATCTCATAGCGCTCGCGCTGCGTCCACTCCGCACCAAAGTTCCCGGTCGAGACCAGCTCAGCCAGCACGCCGCGCTGGCGATCTTCACGGCTGGGTTCCTTGATGTGCTCACGAATGTCGAACCCGTTTGGGAACTTCCATTCGGGGATCAGGTTGTTGTCCAGCTCGCGCAGCAGTCGATCCTTTTCGGGATGACTGCCCGCCTCGACCCGGCGCTTGCGGTTCTCGATAGCTTCTTGCAGAAGCGTTTCTTTAGTTACTAGCTTCACCATTGTCTGGGTCTCCTTAAATTCCGCCGATAGGGCTTGCGGCTTAGCTGAAGTTAATCAGCTTGCCGTCGATAAAGTTGTTGGCATCCTTCTCGGAGAGCACGCGCACAAAGGGAACTTTGCCCGCGCCGCTGCTGGTCGAGTAAGCCGCGGCAGGGATTTCATGCGCGGTCACACTCGCCACTGTTACATAAATTGTGTCGCCGATACTCGGCGTCAGCGATGCGCCGATGTCCACGCGGTACACCGCGCCATCAGCACTGATAGCCCGCATATCGCCGCTATCGCCGCTTTCATGCGGGAACCCTGGGATGTTGTTCACCAGGATCGGCTTTCTGCCGCTGATGCTGTGGCTCAGCGTCACATCGACCGCATTGCCATCAGATTTAGGACCATGAAATTCACGAGTCACTGTCACCATAATTGGGATCTCCTAATGTATGTCCTGCTTGGGAAGGCGCTAGCGCCTAGCTCGGCAGCGGCGAACCAAGCACCGGCTCGCCCTTATCCTTGCGATTCGCGGGCTGCACGAAGTCAGGACCCATCATTTCCTTGACGCTCTCTTTGTTGAACGCCTCCAGGTCCTCGTCGGCCAGCACCGTTTCCAGCGCCTTGTCCGCCTCGGCTACCGTCGATACGCCGTCGATGCTCAGCTTGCCATCGTCGGTTTCTTTGATGCCCACCAGCTTGCTAACCAGCTTCTGCACTGGCTCCAGCTTCACCGCCTCAGCGATCTTCGCCTTGACGTAGGTGGCCAATAGTGTCGATGCTTCACCGCGTGCCGCATCCCGCTCCGCCGTCACTGTGCTGACCTGTTCTTTCAAGGTCTTGTTTTCGGCTTCCATCTCAGTCAGACGTGCGCCACTCTGCTGAGCGTCATACTGCTCCAGAATCTGCTTCTTGATCGATTCCGGTACATCTTCCAAATGAATTTGATCTGGCATAGTGTTATCCTCTGTCTCTTTGGTGATTATTGGCTCAGCAGCAGTCTCCGGGATGCCGACTCGGTCCGGTGCAGCCAAGTCGATGCTTTCCAGCTCGAAGGCCACCACGTTGTCACCGTCCATCCGGCCAAAGCCATAGACAGAGGTTCCGACGCGGCTGCCCGCGATCTTCGCCAGCCTGAAGTGCTCGCGCGCCTCAGCTGTAACGGGGATGCCTTTCGCCCAGGCCACGCCCTCGCCGTCGATCATCGCCGCCAACCAGCGCATGGCAGGGGGTGCATACTCGTAGGGGCGGTCTTCATCACGAAGATGGCCCCAGCGGCCCTCTGGCTTGTTCTTGTTGACCGCGTCAACAATCGCCTGGACCGCCTCACGGGTATACGTCCGCCCGTTCCGCGAACGAGCGCCCACACGCCCAATCGGCAGTGTCACGAACATCGCGTCCTCACCCAGCTCCGCCACCATGTTGGCTGGCAGCGCTATCGTCGGATGCGCCCCGCGAAGTTCACTGATCTGTAGCAAGGTTGTTTGGACTAACGACATCTCGAATCCACCACATGAGCCAATAAAGAAGGAGTAGCCACCCTTAAGGTAGCCCCCACCCATCGGCACATAGGCAAATAAAAAACCCCTGTGTGAAGACAGGGGTTTTTCAACATGATGGGGCCAAGAGTTATTGTTAAAATAAACTCTCAGGGGGAAGTTTTGGGCAATATCGCGATACTGAGAAGATTACTTATCTGATTCGTCTTCTGGTGCCTCGACGAGTTCCGCATCCGTCTTTCGAATATTGTGTGGAGCGCCATAATCGTCTTGGCACACGAAATAGACTGATGTGACGATATTGACAGTCGCCTCAAACCCTTTCTCTTTATGCCTGATCCGCTGGCCCAGATAGAGGTCCTGTTCACGTTTTGCCAAACACAATTCTTTTAGCGTCTCCGTCGATTGTCTGACTGTCCGCATGTCAATCGTATCAAATGATCCGGGTGCCATGCCCTTTGTTGGCAATGTCTTATATTCCCACCATTCACTGCAATCATATTCATGGCGTTCCAGCCACCAATCTTCGCCAACAATGATTAGATCCGCGGGGACATCGATTCCAGTAGTATTCGAGTGTGGCCAGTATTCGAAGTCTGCTATTTTTTCGAACGCTTCCCAACCGATGGCGTACTCCCCATCAGCCGATCCGACCCACAAGACATCTGCAGGTGTCTTCCCGTTGTCAGCCAGCATTTCAAGCGTTTCCTTCAAAAAAGTCTCACTCATGGCTACTCACCTCCGATTTTGTCCTCTGATTCGTCTATTAGTTGAATATCTTCTTTTAGAAAACCGTAGATGCCATCCCCCTTAATTTGCACTTTCATAGACATAGAGAAGACGCTAACGACTGTGCCTGTTCGTCCATCAACCAATCGAACGCGCTTTCCTAAAAATTTATTCTCTTCCTCACGCGCCTTGAGCAATGCACTGATAGTGCCGGCATTCCGATGCACCGCATTTATATTAATAAGATTAAACGGTTGTGGATGATTTGAAACTAATGGAATGGTCTTAAAACTCCACCACTCCGTGCCGTCATATTGATCGCGCTCCATCCACCACCCATCACCGACAACAACCAGATCGGCTACAACCTCTAGCCCTCTATGGTTATCTGGATCGTATTCAAAGTCTGCAATCTTCACAAAATCGGCCCAGCTAATGGCGTACTCGCCATCATCAGACCCGACCCACAGCACTTCATCTGTCGTATGGCCATTCTTAACTATGCACTGGACAGTCTCTTGCAAAAAGTTCTCACTCATGGCGACTCACCTCCGCTTTTTACTTCTGATTCGTCGACAACCTCACAATACCTTTCAGCAGATCTTTTAGATATGGCATCAACGCGATCCCAGGGCGTGAGCTTCCACGTTTTGATAGTCGGTGTCTCATAAATCAAATATCGCAGGTACTTTTTACCTTGCTTATTGATATAAATCGACGACCTGTTTTTCTCGCTCACGCTGGCTGCCCTCCGCTTTTACATATCCAAGTCGCTCATCAGCACATTCTCGAAGAACAACCGGTGCGCCACCTGGTACAGCCGCATATCCTTCTGCTGAACCCGCTCAGCTAGCGCATGTGTCTCCGCGTCCAGCTCAATCGCATCTGTATCGACCACCGCCTTATTATAGCGCGGTGGCGTCGGTAAGCTCCACCCAAACGCCTGGTTGAACCGTTGCACGCTCTCCGGGAAATATGCCACCAGCCCGAACACCATGCGCGGGTCCTGAATGTTGCGGATGGCCGCCTCGACATCACCCAGGCCCAGCAGTCGCGTCTGCACATTGGCATACGACGCCGAATGATGCTCCAGCCAGTAGTGGAACCCGTTGAGGCACGTACGCTCCCACTCGTCACCATGCCCATCACGCGCCTTCTTGATGAAGTAATACCGGCTCAACAACTGCCTGACGGGGTGCCGCAGCATGGTCATCAGCCGCCACTCGTTCCCGGCCAGCCGTGTGACCCGCCAATCGTAGTGGCTCATCACCAGGCGGTACGGCGCGATGTCTGTCGGGGTCAGGCTCAGCATATGCGCAATCGCATCCACATTCATATACGGGTAGGGCGGCTTCGCCTTGCTCAACGGGCTGATCGGCACCGGCGCGATCTGCTCCCTGGGGTACTCCTCCGCCAGCAGATGCCGCAGCGTCGTGCCCCCGCACTTCATCAAATGCAAAAAAAACACCTTACTCCGCAACATCCACCTCCATGCTGATGCCTGCCAGGTCGATGCCCGCCATCTCCAGCGCGATCCGCTGACAGCTCACCTCATCAATGCCCCGCTCGATGCACGCGCTAACATCGCGGTCGATCTGTGCCCACACATCCGGCTCACGCCGCTCAGCGGTTGACAGCGTGAATATAACCAGCACCAAGCCAACGGCCACAGCCAGAAAGATTACCATCAGCGCAATACCAAAGCCGTCATCACCCATCGTTCCGTATGATGCCTCTGGCTGAGGTTTGACCTTCATTTTCTCACTCATAGCGTTGATCCTTTGCTTGTCCAAACACCTGCAGGATGACCGTCGCGCCCAGCATAAATCCGACCGCCAACCCGATGAGCAGCTCCAACTTACCCGGCACCACGATCAGGAAGAGGATGCCCACGCCAATCCAGAACAGCGAGCACCACCAGCAGTCTGGCTCCTTCGGTACGATCACCGGGTCACGTCTCCGTGCGATCTTCATCCTCACCGCCTTTCTGATAATGGACATTCTCAGGCACCACCTCATTGATCGGCTCCCAGCTCGCATCCCGAACCAGGTAGTCGATATCGTTCTCACGCACGTGCTTGTAGCCCAGCTTGGCATAGAAGGCGATCACCTGCCCGATGTCCCGCCCTGGGAACTTGGTGCGGATCTTCTCATTCTGCAGATGAGTGGTCATCAGATGACCATCCTCATCGACCTGTATTTTATAGCCCTGCAATGGTTCCATCTCTCACCTCACCTCACAATAGCGGCGGCTGAATCGGTAGCGCCTGCCGCGTGATATTCCACAACACGTCGCCCAGCAGGTTGCGCGTGAACTGCTCGGCTTGCACGGGCGATACATACGGCGTCAGGTTCGCCTCACGACTGGCCGCCAGCACCGCCCGCAGATCATCCTCAACGCTCTGAACACTTTGTGTCATCGACGACCTTACGCCACACATATCATGCGGATGGAACGGAGGAATAGGCGCGCCATCTATCGGGTAAGGCTCTCGGACGCGCACCCCACTCAAATCAATCGTCGCATGCTGCGGGCAAATCGGGCAGGTGGGGTCGCCATTCAAACTGCGAGCGATGTCAATGCCATCCACATAGGGATTCCTGCGCGCGGCAATGTAGGCCGCGTTATTTGCCCCCGCGGAGATCTCCGTCCGCGCCAGCCGCATGGCATCATACGACATATCCGACCCGTACGGCTTATTCGTCCGCACCTTCTCCCTGCCCGGTATCAGATACCGCGTGGACAGCCGTGCGATGTCTACCGCGCTCAGGCCCTGGCTGATGCCATCCATCAGCATGGCGTCCAGCTGCTGCCGCGTGCGCTGGTCCACCCGCCAGATGCGGTCACTCAGCCGATACCCACTCGGATCGACCCACGTGTGCGGCGCTTCGTACGCCGCCAGCGGGTTCGGGTCGAACAGCCGCAGCCGGGATGCCTTCTGCGCATCTTCGCGCGACAACTGCGGGAAGCGCTCCAGCATCTGGTCAATTGTCAGTTCGCGCATCGTTCGCCGCCCGATGCTCATCTCGCTCACCGAGCTGCGCTCCATCCAGTAGCGCACATCGCCCGGCAGCCGCTTACGCAAAAACGTGCGATGCGCCAGCACGATCTGGTACACCATCACGCCGATTTCTTCCAACAGCACCCGCGCATACGGTGAACGCGGCGTCCCGTCAGGCCGGATCACCTCGCGGCCACCATTTCCGAGCAGCACCCCGTCCAGCACGGCGACAGCATCCCCGGCCACCGCCCCGGCACGCTCCACCGGCACGATGCCATCGTCATCAGCAGCCCGCAGCACCACCGCCCCGATGCGCTCAGCAGCGTTGGTCATCAGCACCGTGTACCGCTTGCGGAACCGGACCTGGGCACCCGGCATGATCCGGCTATAGGGAATTGGGTTCGGTAGCGTCCTCGCCATCGTCCTCCGCCTCAATCTCATCGAGCGGCATAGCGGCTGATTTAATGATGTGCAGCGTCACACTAGCCCCATGCTCGCCCTTGATGAGCAGCGAGTTAATCGACCATTCCATATTGTGATCGTTCAGCCACATCTCGAAATTGCCGCCAGGTGACAGGTCCAATCCGTGAACCTCGCCTTGTAGCAGCTCCTCGATCCGCTTCCGCAGATTGACTCTGGCACTCTGCAGGCGATGATTACCCGTTTCTTCATGCCAGTCCTTCACAACCTGGAAGGCTTGCTGTAGTTCTTCGGCCTGCTCGATGAGAGCATACTTGTCACGTGCATCGATTGCCTTGTCTGCCATTTTCTTGATGTCCTCCACATCCTGAGTCATTATCTCACCTCTATAATTCCCAATCTGGAAGATTATCCACTTCGGATCGTTTCATTTGCTTGGCATTAATTGTGATAGTGGCGTGCGCTTGACCTTCAGCCTTATCTTCGAGGTACATCTGCCACATTTCGGGTTCGTCGCCCATGCACCACGTCAGATCAATTTTGTCATGTGGCTTGATGACCATCTTCATAGCTTCTGGTACATCATGCCATTCAAGCTCAAATACCCAAATTAGTTCATCGCCATCGGTTACTTCACTCATCATCACACCTCACTCGTAGAAAAAACCGTCGCTCAAAAACACATGCCGACCCTGTAGCGCGTCGCCTTTGCAGAACGACGCCAGACAATAGCGGCCTTGGCTGCCGAACTGCATCCAGCGCACGATGACGCAGTAGTTCACATCATCCCGCTCGATGACCTCGCCATGCTGGCCATATAGCGGCTCGTCCGGCTGGATCGCCACCACAGCCCCTACAGGTGGCCTCATGCGTCGTCGTCATTCAGCAGCGCGCAAAAGTCTATCCAGGCAACCAGAACGAATGCCATCATTTTCAGCAGCCGGAACATCGCCGGAGACATTTCGCTTTCGATTGACTGCCACAGCTCGTTGACCGCCGCATGAAGTTTCATGCTTTCAGTACGCATCGTGTGGATCTCGACGTATTGGCCGCGCTGTTCGTCCTCGTCCCACACAAATATGACCTGTGGCTCGTCGCCTTTCGGATAAGCCATCTTCTCCACCTCGCGCTACACGACGGGGTGCGTGAAGATAGAGTGCCAAATTCCCTGCTGAATGATACGGCGATGAAACTCTAGCAGGACAAGCTCGTCTTTCTCCTCGTCAGTCGCAGATTTCTCGGTATTCGGCTTCATCACGGAGTAATCCGGTCTGGAAACCAGCCGACCATTCTCGTCCCGGTCTATTCGAATCATTTTGCGTCCTTTCACACTCCCGACTGTTCGAGCTTAGCCCGCCGATCCTGCACCAGCCGCCCGATCTTCAGCAGCTCCTTTTTGCTGGCGCCCGTCACTTCCTCGACACCCGCCCCCTCACGCAGCCACTTCAGCACCGCCTCCGCCACATGCTGGATCGCGACCTGCTTACGTTTGGGTAGGGTGATCTGCGAGCGGTACGCGGCCTCAATCGCCTTGCGGATCGCGCGCACTTCTTTGTTCGTCTGCCAAAAATCTTCTTCGCCTTCCCGGTCGAACCGGATCATCAGGTCAGCGAAGATGAACTGCATGATGTTGGCAAACGAGTTCGGGTTATAGCTGTTGGGGTTGTATTCGGTCTTTGGCTCAGGCATTTGGCTACCCCTTCAGAACAGTTATGTGTTGGCTACAGGCCAAGCATAAGCCGGTTCTGAACCAATGTTCAGTGGAATCGGCATTTGGATCATCTGCGCATCCGGCTGATCCTCATCAGCGTCAGCCGCATCAGCCTTCATGGCCGCATCGAAGGCATCGCCCCGATCTTTGGCCGCCTGGTCGGCTGCCGCCTTCAGCTTGGCCAGCATCGCCTCAGGGTCCTCGATCTCAACTGGCATCAGGCGCACCGCATTCTCATCGTCCACCAGCCCGACCCCGTAGGCCCATTTCAGCGTATCCAGCGTCAGCCGATGGTCGTCGTCGGTCAGTTTCGGCCACAGCACCTTCACGCTGATGTCCGTTGCCGTCCGCCGCATGGCCACCGTGCGTGTATACGCCACCACCAGGTCGACCAGGTCCATCACCCAGCCCTCGATCAGCTTCTGCTCTTTCTCAATGAACTTGATGAAGGGTGGCATCTGCGTTTCGGCTGATGCCTTGCTGCCCTGGATTGCGCTGCCCATCAGGAATTCCGGCAGCTCGGTATGCTCCAGGATCAGGTAGTACAGGATCTGCAGAAAGTTCATCACATCGGTGGAGGATGACCCCGGCGTCAGGTACTTGGCCTCGGCGTTGGCGTAGGTGATGACTCCGTCCATGTCGATGTCCAGCTGCACCGTCGATTCAGTCGTGCCATCCGGCAGCGTCTGCGTGGTCGTCGTGGCGTAGGTATCCCAGAACTTATCCATCGCCTGCACGCTGTCGAACTTCATGCCCAGCGAAGGCCGCCCCTGGCGATAGTTGCCATCCAGCCCGCTGTCGAGCACCTGCCCGTAAGCATGCAGCGCATTCAGCATCGCCTCCGCTCGTGGACGCCCCCACTTGTCATTGACGCCTTTGCCCGGACCCGGCACATGCACCACCGGGATCCTGCCCAGGGGGTTACGGAACGGCTGGCGGTCGATTTCGCGGCCATCGCGTAGCATCACCCGCACGCGCTGATCGGCGTAATATTCATCGCTGATCGTCATCGTCTTGGCGCTTTCCGGGTGCGGATACACGGCGTTTACCCGCCAGCCGATGATCTGCGAATAATCGTCCTCGTCCACAATCGGCGTCACAATATCCGGCTGCACCAGGCTGATCGTGCCATCGCCGTTCAGGATGATGTACACATCGCCCAGCTTCTCAGCCTCCATCGCCGCTTCCAGGATGCGCCCCTCGTTGGCCTGCCACCAATCGTTGACCTCGCCCTGTAACGGTTCATCCTCCGCAATGCCGATGTCCGGCGCCTGACCCAGCACCCAGGCCACAATCTTGCTGCTGATCGGTTTCACCAGCAGCCCGGAAATCTCTAACCCCAGTGCTTGCCCACGCCATAGCTTGTCATAAAACGCATAATCGACCCGCTGCCAATCGATACTCGGTCGATGGCTCCAGATGCGGTTGCTCCACACATCAATCGTGCGCCGCGCATTCCCGATCAGCTCGCTGACCACCTGCCGTACTCGCTGCCTCAATCCCATATCTAAAATCTCCGTCTCGTCCGACCCCGGCTGAGCTTCTGGCGGCCACTTGGCATTGACGCCCGCCGCATCTCCACCTTGTCGCTCTCCGCCTCTGGATCGTCAAAATACATCACCATATAGCGCACCGCGTCGACCCCGTGGTCATCTTCTTTCACAGGTTCCTCTTGTTTCTTGGCATCGTTCCACACATACCCCGGCATTTCTTCCAGCGTCGATGTCGGCTTCCCGGCTTCTTTCAGTTCCGGGTCCATCCGTACCCTGGCATTGCGCACGATGAAGAGGGCAGGCTTGCCCGTCTCATCCACCCGCAGCCGCTGCTGCACCGCCTGGATGCCATTGGCCACCGATTTACGCGCCGCCACCGTCACGATGCCGTACTTCTCTAATGTTGCACGATCTTCCCGGTCATGATCGGCAACCGAGGCATAAATCGGCTCCCGATCTTTCGCCAGCGCCCACATCTGCCGCCAGAACCGACCGTCCGGGTCGTCCACATCGCGGAACTCGTCGCGCAGCTTTTGTACATCCTCCTGGCTCAGTCCCGCTTCCAGCCGCACCACTTCGATGGCCGCGTCGCTCACCAGCAGCCCCGTCATGTAAATCTCGCGATACAGATAAAGTCGCTTATCCGCGTCCTCACCCCACCATTGGACCACCAGCGGGTTCCTAAAGCCAAAATCGATTGAGCGATAGCGCCGCACGAACGGCGGGCAGTCCTCGATGCTTTCCAGCACATGCAGCTCTTCGCTGAACTCGTAGATCGCCCCTTCAGCAATCGCCCACTTGTTCTCCAGGAACCGCGCCCGTCGCACGCCACTCAGCCGCTGCAGCTTGCCCTGGACGTAATTCGTGCCGCGCTTCGTCCACGCCTGCTTGTCTTTGTTCCAGTAACTGGGGTTGTCTTTGTGGTAGGTATTCAGCAGTTGCGTCATACCGTTGTCGCAGCGCCGCTTTAGCCAGTGATCCGGTGCATCCGGGTTGGTATCCGCGATCAGCATCGGGTTGGGGTAGGGGCCAGCTCGCAGGCGCATGATGAACGTCTCCCAGTCCTTCAGCTCGAACTGCACCGCCTCGGCTGCATAGATGATGTCATACTCCGAACTGAGGATGCGCCCCGGTCGGTCCATGCCGCCGACCACGATCTCGCTGCCGTTGGGGTACTTATAGCTCTTGCGGCTCTCACGCTGCACCGTGCTGACGATGGGGTTATCCAGCCCCATGATGTCGCGCTCGTACGTGACGAGGGTAGATTGCGCCAGGTCAGCTCGCACCTTACGCACAATCAGGATGCGCGCCCCTGGGTAGCGCCAGCACACATCGTTGATAAAATGCAAAATGCGGAGCGTTTTGCCCGTTCCGGCAGCCCCGCATAACAGCACTTCTTCATGGTCTGCGATGGCCGCCTCAAACGGCGCGCCCATATTCCCGCGAAACTCGTAATCCCACTTGCAGGCCGCCCGCGCCTTGCGGATCAATGACTTCTGTTTGGCGCGCTCCAGCTTAGCCCGTTGCTGCCACTGGGACTCCCGCCTCGCGGAAGAGTTCCGCTGCAAGATCATCGTCGAATACCTCGGCTATGTCGTCATATTCCACGTCGCCGCTGCGGATCGCCATAATGGCATCTGTCCGCCAGTCCATCACCTCGACCTTGTCGGTGAACAGCTTATAAGCTCGTCCGAGCTGCACCGCAGCCGCCTGCGGGTCATGTAGCTCGATGTCGAACTCTTCCACCGTCGTCTCTTTGGTCTCGATGGTCCGCTTCTTCCAGCGCTTGATCGTATGCGTCGCGTGGTTCTCTATCGCCTTCTTGAAGTCCGGCTCGCCGCTTTCATTCAGCACCCGTCGGATGTCACCTAGCGCGTGCTGCGTCAGAATGTAAAGCACCTGGTTGGCCGCCAGCGTGTTTTCCTCAAGCCGTTCGTCGATCTTCGCGCGCACGTGCGGCTTTCTAAGGTTTTCTGAGGCGATAGACGCGGCGGTCTGGCGGTTCTTGCAGTCGTACACCTGCATCGCCGCCTCCGTCCCATTCATATTGCACAGGAAGTATTGGTCGATGAATGCCTGCTGCTTATTCGTGAGCTTTGCCATCACGCTGCCTGCCACATCGTTTCATGCTGCCGAATGATCGGCATGATCTGCGGCCTGGATGCCTGGTAGCCGCTGCGGGTTCCCCGCGGGCGCCTTAGCAGCCCCTTGTTCTCCAGCTTGCGTAGGTAGTAGCGCATCGTGCGCCCGCTGATGCCCAACTGTTCCGCCAGCAGCTTACTCGGCGCCGGACGCTGCAAATCGCGCTGAACCTGGCAGATGGTCCGCAGCAGATGCGCATCAAATGGACTCAATTGTTCGGCCTGGATCGCTAACATCCCTTTTCCTGCCGTCTCAAAACGTCATTAATAGGTACGCTAAGAGGCGGGAGAACCCGCCTTCACTTTTCACATTAATGAGCATAGGGCTTGAATTGGGCAATGTTCAGTCAGCGTAAGAGAATTCATACTGACTCAAGGCGCGCCTACGGAAGAAGCGCGCCCTTGTGATAAGACACTTTCTCAGGGTGGCGTAAATCGTGCTAGTCGATTGTCACGCTATCAACAGCACCGTCGCTATCCAACTCAATGTAAGCGCGGGTGACAACGGTTGTATTGGCGTTCACATCGAACGCGCTTTCGTGCGGGCAAGCTGCATCCCCGCCGCACATCAGGCTATCCAGTACAATATGCAGCGGTGCGCCGGGTCGGGCATAGATGACAGGCTGTGCGGGTGCGTTACGCGCTTCAACATTGTTCAGCTTTAAGATGCCGGATTGCCGCCAGTCGATCCAGTTACCGCCTTGATCCTGACCATGCCATTGACAGTTCTCTATCGTCAGTTGTGTGCCAAAGGTTGACACGCCACCCGACACTAGGAATTGCTTGCTTTCCTCACAGCGCATGTTGCTGATGATGCCCGTTGTGCCATGATATAAAATATCAAGGTCGGCCCGGTCAAAGTTTCCACCATCAAGGTGCGTCTGCGCCTGACTAATGTGAAAATGGGTGCTATGCCCGGAGCAACTCAGGCCATAAAATTTGTGGAGCATGTTATTGCCCCAAATGCCATCGCCACATATGACGCCCGTTGATGCACCTGTATAGGTGCAACTGCACTCAGTCCGCATGAACAACGTGTCATCACATTGACCACCATCGCCCGGTGTACCAATGCGGATGCCTATCTTGTACTCGCCCTGTACCCAGGTATCGTAAAAGGCATTGTTATGTGAGAAACCATCATCGCGGCGCACATAGAGCATATTGTCCACCACATTGTCGGTGGTTGCTTCCAGTCGCAGACCATGAAAGGAGCAGCGTGCGGTGTCTCGCACCTCAAGCAGCGCTGTCATGCTGGCAGCGCTACGTATCCTTGATCCATATGCAAAAACGTGCAGGTTAATTGCGCCATCAATCAATAGCGTTTGGCTCAGGTTGTGTATACCCGGTGCGATGATTAGCGGCCTGCCCCTGGTGATCGCATCGTTTACAGCCGCTTGCAGGCTGGCATAGTGCCCACTGTACACCGCATCCTTGAGGCGTTCGTGTATACGGTTGTGGTCCTCAAAATGCTGGTCGCGGGTCCGTGTTGCTGATACGTTGGTAGGTAAGTCTGTCAACATTTAGTAACCGTCCCCATAGCCGGGGTATCCCCTTCAAGCCGGGAAGAACGCATCTAACTGACTAAGGGGTTCATCTGTCGGGTTGGATTGCCAGATGCCCAGATTTGCACCGGCATGAGACACTTTTACACCCGTCTCGGTTTGATTGTATGTGCTTGTAGTGTCGTTTTTAAACGATAGCTCTACGCGCGTAATGATATTGCTGCCATAAAGTGACACATGGACGCGGTAAGCCGTTGCATTTGTCCATGTCTGAGCCGCGCTGTTAAGCTCGGTTTCGACACCAGCCTCTTTTTTGATGACTTTGATTGTGCTGCCTGCCTGATCCATGCGAATGATAATGCAGTTGTCATCATCCACACGGCGTACCATCAATTCTTGTGTGACACCCGTTGCAGCCGTAATAGTATGCTCAATAATGGCGTTACCGGATTCAGCCGCCGCGATCTGGCCATCTGTTGTGGTAGCAACATGCGTTGCTGTTACCCAATCACTTTTGTACGCAGGTAATACAGCCGCACGCGCAACCGACGCAGAAAAAGCGCCGCCTATGTTGGTAATACCTGAATAAACAGGCGTGTGATTATCCACATAACCTACACCTGCGAGTGTCCATGTTGTAAACGCGCCACCGCGTATGTATACCAATTTGCCCGCTGGTCGCTGAACGACCACCACATCATAGTCTGTATCGTAGGAGTAGACTTTACTTAACGCGCTGCCAAATACGCCGTCAAACATCACGCGCAATATATTGCTGACATAAAAATAAATGCCATTGCGCAAGCCAGTGGATTGATTGCTGTCTGCCCCCACTGTTACCTGCGGATTCGCCAAAATACGAACACGCCAGCCTATCGCCAGCCCCGTTTTTGTAGTCAAACCCGCGTGCCAAATGTGCGCACTACCAGCAACTACAGTCGATGTAATTAGGCCATTAGCCTCAGTCACAGACATGTAATTCGCTGAGTCTGTTACGGTACGTACCTGACCCGTGCCATCGGCCGTTGTGCCGTTGACGCTTCCCGCGCTAACAGGCGTGCTGAACTCATCGAGCAACACGTAAGTAGGCACAAATGGCCCACCTTCATACAGATGATGATAATCAACCGCGTGGTCCATACCTTACCTCGTCACCAGCCAGCCGCGCAGGGCAGGGGTCAGCGCGCTGCCCGCCCCGGCGATGGTCAATCTCACCGTCCCGCTCGCTACGGGGGGGCCGCCGCGGTTGTCGTCGTCCTTGGTCCCCGCCAGCAGCACCCGCGCATCCGCCGCCACCGTAATCTGCGGGTTCATCAGCGACACTTCCTCATCATCGGCAGCAAACGCATGCACTTCCTGGATGTCCAGCGTCATGCTCGCGCTGGCGCTGTCATGCGGCAGCACCACCGCCTCCACCACCATGCCATAAATCTCCAGGTCCACCGTTCCACCGCCACCGGCTGCACTGTTTATCTCAAATGGATGTCTCATCGCATCGCCTTCGCTACCTCGTCACATACGCTACGCTATGGATACCACCCGCCCGCCCCCGATTAGGCAACAAAAAAGCCCCTGCACCCGCAGGGGCCGCCTATCGCACAATCTTCCTTATCCCAACCGCCAATTAGTTTCATTTCTATCTTGGTTGTGGAACCTTGGCTTAAAACGGAAACTTCCCATCCCAACAGCCGTAATAAACAGGGCTGTGTGTAACGTCGATGCTCATATCGTCGTACACCTGGACAAACACATCATAGAGATAACCATCCATAAATATCATCCGGCCATCTTCAATCATCAGATCCCGGTCATACTCTGGCTGTTCGCTGTCTCTCGCCTCAATTAGTTTCACTAAAAGTCCCATATCACACCTCACAATAATTGGATCTGCTTCGGTACGACCAAGCCTCGACGACACGCATTATTCATCCAGATAATTTCCTCGCGCTGTGCCCCACCGTCTGCGGCAGCTTGCCGCGACACCACATGCCAGTCGTTATATAGTTCGTCGTACAGCTCGCACGGATAGCCGCTAATCAACGCCATGCCTTTGATGTCATGTAGAGCTGCAGCAAGTTTGGTGTGCTGTTCGTCTGACATTTCATGCCGATACACTTTGCGGTATGACCTGGTAGCCATTGGATAAGGCGGGTCGATGTAAAAGATAGTGTGTGCAGCATCCCATTGTTTGATGACGCCCAGCGCGTCTTTATTCTCGATGCATACACCTAGCATACGATCACAGATCTGATGTGATACTTCGATCATCTGCCGCCAATCCATTGGTGGTGCTCCCCGTGTCTGGAATCTGTGACCAGTACGAAAGCCCGTGTTTGAAAAAGTACCGCGACTGGCAAACCCCTGCCAGCTCCGAACCAATAGCATTCTGGCTCGTTCGATGTTGTCAGCGTCATCATAGCGCTTGTAGGCTTCGTCGAACTCAGATCTGGCAAATGGTGTAAACCGCAGGCGATATATCAACTCATGGCGATGATCCCGCATGACTTCAAAGAGGTTTACAACTTCCTTATCCAAGTCGTTATAGCATTCTGACCGCGATCGAGGCTTAGAAAGCAGCACAGATCCACCGCCACCGAACGGCTCAACATAAACCTCATGCGCCGGGATGTGTTTGATGATCCAGTCAGCAAGGCGATACTTGCCGCCAAAATAGCGAAGTATGGGCTTTGATGGCCTTTCGTATGGGATTGCTGCTAAAGTCGTCATCACATCCTCATTTCTGCTTTTGCAGCATCTCACTAGCCGTTACATACATCAGTGAGCGCATTTTTATCAGGCTCAACCTAATGTTGTTCAACTGGTCAACCACATCATTTCTCAATTTTAGGTCATCTGCGGCGTGTATCGTTTTTTGTGCCTCAAGCAAAATGGCGTCAGCCGCACTTACCATGCTGCCAGTCTTGTTTAAGATTAATGCTTCTGTGATCTCTTTTTCCATGTCATCCTCGCTTCATTGCATATACTGTCGATTCTCTATAGTGATATTTATTCACTACCCTCAGCCCGCATCCGGCGGGATCACATCCGCAGGCGTCACAACCAGGTAGACATCATCCTTCGCCTTGTCGTAAAACGTCTGCATGCCGATCTCATTGAACCGCGCGTTGATCCGGGCCACCAGCTCGTAATCGCTTTTGCGATACGCTTCGTGCACCAAATCATTCAGCCTGACGCAGTGGGCAGCAGGGATCGGCCCCGTGCCCATCAGCATCGTCTCGTCTTTCCCCGTCAGCGCGATCATTCTTGACCATCCGGCAGTAGTTTCCGTTCCTGGATGACATGGCGACAGATCCCGCCGCACGTAATGCGTCTTAATTGCCATCAGCCGGCTTTAATCGCCGTATTAAAATGTCTCAGGCGCAGCCCCCCCAGGTTGATCCAGTGCGCCCGCTCAAAGACCCGCGTCGCAATCCGGTTCCCCCAGTGGAAGGCGAAGTCCACGTCGCGGCCTTCCCGACGCGCCTGGTCCCGCTCACGGGCGTCCATCAGCTGCGCCAGATTGGTCGTTAAAATCGTTGGTTTGTCATAACCGGCACTGTGCCGCGGCGATACGATGTAATCCATGAACAGCGATTCGCGGTCCTGGCTGGCACGGCCCCAGGCATCGGCCTGCACGTTGGCCTCATCGACGATCAGCAGATCCGCGTCGATCAGCGGTTGCGTCAGCCGCTCTTTGTCAGCCTGCGCGCGTTCCCGCCCCCCTGCGTCCGATGCATACCCATAGGTCGCCTGGATGTCTCGCAGCAGGTCCGGCAGCCGCACGTACACCACGAACCAATCCTTGGCCAGCATGGCGTTAGCGATGCTCATCGCCAGCCCGGTCTTGCCCGTGCCATAATCACCCGCCAGCACCAGCCAGTTCCCGTGCGAATTGGGCACCATCACCGTCTCATCGTTGATGCGCACGTCATAGATGCCCGCTGTCGCGCTCGGCGTCGTAGACCACCCGGCAGCCTTGGCCATCGTCAGCAGGTCGAACGGGGTACAGTCCCGCAGCGCCAAAAACTCAGCGTAGTAGGCCGCCAGTTGTTTGCCCGCCAGCGCCGTATCCGATACCTGATCGCGCCAGCTATCGAACGTGTAGTCCTTGTGCGCCTCGTCGAAAAACGTCTGGTGCTTCTCGATCAGTCGGGCAGCCCTGGCGCGCTTGGCTTCCCGTCGCGATTCGCAGTTGGCAGGGCAGGGGACCAGCTTCCCGAAGTCCGGGTGGCCCAGCGGCAGATCATGCTTGATGACGCCCATGCCTTTGCACACCGGGCAGCGTTCGTCGCTGAACGCATCGACTTCCAGCAGCGATACATCGGCTGTTGTGGCGAAGCGCCCCGCGTCAGATCGTGGCACAACCGGGTCCGGCCCCACCACACGATTCGTCAGTTGGTCCACCAACGTTTTCCAGTCTTGCAAGCTGCGCTCTTTTTTCGCGCTCGTAATCATTTGGGGTTGCATATGGGTTTGCATGGCTAAAGCTCCTTCTGCTGCCCGTTCCTGCGGGCCTAGTTGTACAGGTGCGCGAATGGCGACTTGGGCATTGTCTGCCTTTGCGGCTCATTGTGACGATCCGGCCCCAGCGGCAGCTTAATCACGCGATCATCGGCCAGCTTGGTCGCCTGCATCGCCCGGAACTCAGAAAAATATTCGGCGAATTTTGTGCTGTCTTTGAGCTCCAGCGGCAGGCCATCACGCCCGCGGTAGTTATCCCCCCACCATCCCCAGAACGCTCTCAGCTCGGAGATGTACGGCGCCGGGGTAAAAGCCATCAGCGCTTTGACCGTTTTGTTGATCCGGCCACGGGCGTCTTTTGTCAGATCGAGGGTTTCGAGTTCGGTTTTGGTCAACCGCGGGAAGTAGAACGCTTTGACGGCATCAAACAGCCCAGCTCGCACGATGATCTGCGCCTGCTTCTCAAGCTGCTCACAGTCAACAGTGGTCGAGGCGTTTTCGTCGCCTTTGGGATAATAAACTTTCTCATCATCGCCAGAGGTGCCCACGCGCGCACGCGCGTTAGTATTTATATCTATATCTGGTTCTTTAGAATCTAATCTTTTTATCTTATGAGTATTGGCCTGTTCAATTTGGACAGGTTTAGCGCCCTTTACCTGTTCATTTTGAGCACCTTTAGCGTCATTCGTGTTCAATTTGGACAGGTATTCGGGGGATTCCTGCTGCTCTTCCTTATATACGTGTTCATTTTGAACAGGTTTAGGCTCGTCAGATACCCGCTTTTTCGCCCCGTCTTGGGCCTCGGTGGATGCCTGCTCAGGTGCTTCGACAGCCGTGTCGCGTGCCATGTCAGCAGTCGCATCCACCCCGTAGATTTCCACAGCCAGCCGACCAGCCAGCCGATACGTATTGGCCTTGCTCCGACCGCCCCCGGTAGTGATATGCAGGTGCCCAGCCTTGGCCAACGCCTTGGTATACCGCCGCACAGAAGACACCGGGACGCCCGTCATCTCCGCCAGCTCCTCGTAGTTGCACGCGAGTAAATTGCGCTTCCACGGCAGATGACGCATGATCTTGGCCAGCATCCCTAGCAGCGCCACATCCAGCTCGTCGATGACGGCCCGTGGCAGCTTGGCGAAGTAATACCAGGCATCCCGCACGGGCGCTTCTGCTGCAGCGTTTTCAGCCTCAGAATCGCTCTGAGCGCCGTTTTCCGCTGACGGGGTATCATCCGCCGCAAGCACCACAGCAGGCAGCGCAGACAGCGCTTCTCCCGCGTCAGGGGTGGCTTCTAGGTCGATGTCTTCCAGGGTGCTGGCAGCCTGCCAGGCGTCTCTCGGTATCATACTCGGATCCATTCAGTCGTTGTCGTCTGTCGTTGGCTCAGCTCGCCAGTAACACGTCGTCCAGGTCAATCCACAGCCGAATGCTGCGCGGGACCAATCGTCCACGTCGCGAGCGGTTCACCGTGATATACCCCAACACTTCCAGCACCGGGATCACCAGGTACACGTAGCTCGTGCTCACCCCGGCCAGCGATGCCAGCTCGCGCAGCGTCGGACCGCTCGGGTGCTCATCGAACCACGCATCCAGCGCCCGCAGGATCTTCTTCTGGCCATTTGTCAGGCCCCACCGCCGCGTGCGGTACACCAGCAGGTCGATGTATCGCCGTTGTTTATTCTGTCGATTCATAATCGGTCTACTCATCAT